AAAATTCAGACGGCCTTCGATAAAAATTAATTACTTGGTAATTTCATTAAAAACATGCCCCAAGGCTTCAAGCTCCTCGGGCGTCATCTGAAATTCATCGTTACAGATTCGATATTCGATTCTTGACGCACCCGCCAATTTTTTAAACGAGTCAAACGCAAAATAAGAGGAAACACCTTCATTGACATGGACGTGCGGGCTTCTTTCTACTTGGCTTTTATATTCTGCATGGAGAGGCTTCACAATCTCTCCATCCGCCAGCCAATCGACAGAATGGCAACGCAAGTATTTATGCTCTCTAAAATCACTGTTGATATTAATTACACCGACTGGCTTTTTGTCATCAGGCTTTTTAGACGAATGAAAAATCTTATTAAACTGTTTACCGTTTGCATATCTGCCTATACTGTCATAGTACACCTTCATCCAAGCAACACGCTTTTGCCCTGTAAACTTATCTATTTCTGATTTAAAAACAGGCTGCTCCACGTTACTTTTAATTTGCTGATGTTGCTGATTTATCGCACCGCAACCGGACAAGACAAAACCCAAACAAAGTAAAACCAATTTATTCATTTTCATCAAATCCAGTCAAAATAAAGGAGTTCAATGTTATCCTTTTGTAAATTTCTTGACAAGCATTTTCTTTCTGCTTTACATTCCGCTTCACGAGGCGTCGAAAACCTCAAAACAAGCGGCATTCACCCCGTCAGCGTGAATTTTTTACGTCCATTCGATTCTTTGGTTTCCTTTATTGTTTGTTTTGATACCACCGAAGTTTCCTATGGCCGCGAGGGCTGAGAATACAAGACCTGCTTCGGCAGGGAATAATCACGGCCTTTCTTGTTTAGGTTTTCGAACCTCGCGGCCGCCCGTTTCGGGCAAACTTCGAAATCAAAACAAGGAAACTTCAAATGAACCAAGTTCAAAACATCTCTTTCCACGGCCAAACCGTAGCCGTTTTTTCCCAAAACAACCAACACTACGTCGCCATGAAGCCGATATGCGAAAATATCGGGCTGCAATGGGAGGCACAGTTAAAACGCATCCAGCGAAACGCCATTCTGAATACAGCTATGTCCATGATGGACACACCTTCAAACGGAGGCAAACAAAAAACCGCATGTCTGCCATTAGACTACCTCAACGGCTGGCTTTTCGGCGTGGACGCAAAGCGCGTTAAACCCGAAATCCGCGAACGCCTGCTCACTTACCAACGCGAATGTTTCCGCGTACTCAACAACCACTTCAACCAACCCAAACAAACCATCAAGCTCCCCGCGCCGGCAAATGCCAATATTTTGGCAACCCGGGCAGAAATGCACAGCATCCTGAACGCGCTTCAAGCCGCCTCGACCAGCTCCTTCGTCGATACCTACGGAAGCTGGGACGCGAAAATCAGAGGCATGGTCGGAAACCGCCTCCATGATTTGGACTTCTATCAGCTCTCATCGCTGATACAAAAACTCATCAAAGATTTACCCAAATACATCTTGGAAAAACACCCCGAAATCCTAAGACGGATTAAGGAAGAACGCTACGACCTAAACAGGCCGTCTGAAAAACCTTTAGATGCCAAACCCAAAACCGACCCATCCGACAGAGACGATTTCCTGATCGAACTGACCGACCGCTACAAATCAAAAATAGCCGGTCTGTTTATCCGAACCAGCGAAGATTCATCGGACAAAGAGCAAAAAGACATCTTGGATGATGCAGGGATTCAAATCTCAAACTTAGCCTCCCTTGTCAACACGGCCTACCGCAACCGCTTCAACGAAAGCGAAAACCGCAACATAAGCATTTATGAATTCAACCAAGCCATGTCAGAATTAACCGCTCTGCAATGTATCATCACCGACCTAATCATTGACCTTTAGCAAAAAGGCCGTCTGAAAATCAGGCGGCCTCTTTTTTCACAACCGGATAAAACGTAGAAATACCACGGAAAAAACGCTCGCTGACCAAACCCTCATCGCACAACGCCTCAATATCGTTCCGCGCGAAGATCCAGCCGCTCCAACGCCACTTACCATACACCTCATTCGCAACAGCCGTGGCCGTGCATCCCGGATTATTCCGGATATACGCTAAAACCTCTTTCTTATTCGTCATTTTTCCACCACCAAGCAATCCATAAATACCTGAACATATTTACCAGTAATCGCCGAACGGTAATAAATACCGTGCGTATCATATGAGTCAAGAACCGAAGACAGCTCATCTGAAAACACAAGCTGACCTCCTGAATAACACTCAATCTTCTGAGGCTTGCCGACACTTGAAATCTTAGGGTCCTTCGTGATAACCAAAGCCAAAAAGAAAATTAATGTAGCCAATAAGCCCACACCCCAAAAAACCTTACTCACAGCACCACCCCAAAAATCAAAAAACCGCCCGAAATCTGCCGTTCGGACGGTTTTTATCTTGGCTCGCACTCAAACACGCAGCCGCAAGCCTTAGCTGCACACAAAGAAGGCGGGCAACGCCGTATTAAGCCCTAATCAGAAAAAATAGCAGAAAAGCGTTTTTTGGCGTACGGTTTACGCTTAACCGTCAGGGGAACCGGCTACACACCGGGCAAATTTCGATACGGCTCCAACAACCTCCGAGCCGCGCGTGGCAACCCGGCAGGACCATCCTCTCGGACGGAATACAAATAGCCGACAGTCATCAGGATGGCATTCTGAATAGCTGGATTAATCACCACCCCATTCGTTTCGCCGTTTTCCTCAGCTTCCTTCGCCGCCGCAGTATCTCGATACAAAGGACGGTTCAAATATGAAACACAGTCAGCCGTGGCCGCATCTAAATAAAGGCGAAGCAGATCATCTTCATCTTCGCCATCAATACGAAGATGAAGCTTGACCAATTCCAACGTAATCATCGCTATTCCGTTTTATCTTTTTGGCCGTCATCAGATTTGCCATCACCGGAATCGCCGCCTTGTTTGTTACCGCCTTTACCACTTACTTCGACAGCACCCAATTCTTCGGCCGCTTCCAAAAATTCTTCCGGAATCTCATCGCCGACATTGTAGTGGACTGGATAAATCTCGCCGGTCGGCACGCCATAAAAAGGCTTAATAAACTTTGCCATGATATTTCCTTTAAAATACAAAGGCCGTCTGAAACTACTTCCCCACCGATTCACAGACTGGTTACTACTTTCATTTCAGACGGCCTGTTCAAATTAAGCCGCTACTTTCAGCAATACGCAGGCTTCAGGATTGTCCACACCGCCGCCAACGCGCTTGGTCGTGTAGAACTGCACGAACGGCTTATTCGTGTATGGGTCACGCAAAATGCTCACGCCCTTGCGGTCGAGAATCATATACGCGCGGTTGAAATCGCCAAAAGCGATACACAGCGCATTTGCGGCAACATCAGGCATATCGGCAACTTCGTGAACAGGATAACCGCACAACGTTGACGGCTGGTCTTGCTGATAGCTCGGCTGCCACAGGTAATTACCCTGACCGTCTTTCAGTTTGCGGACGGCGGCAAGCGTTTTGCGGTTCATCATAAAGCCTGCGCCTTGAGAGTATTCAGCAGGCAGCGAATAAACCAAATCAATGACCGAATCGGCAGTAACCGCTGCCGCATTGCCGGATTTGACAACCTTGATTGCGCCCAGAGGATGCTTAGTCGCATTGGTACCGCCTTCGGCATAAGTCAGCAAGCCGGTCGGCTTACCGTTCTGACCGTCACCACTGATAAAGGCTTTGTTTTCGGAAACAGAAAATTCAGTTTTCACTTCGTCTGCAAGGAAGGCTTCCAAATTGATTTCGGCATCGTCCAACATTTGCTGAGTAGCAGCCGGATTCGCATAAATCTCGCCTGTTTCAAAATCCAAAGATTTGAAAGTAGGCGTATTAGTTTTAGTGCGGGCATCTTCTTCACCCACCCAGCCGCTGCCGGCACCGTGCATATTGTACAGTTTGCTGAATTTCGGCTTCGATGTCGGCTGAACCTTAAACAGCTTACGCAGTGGCGATACGGCACGCAGCTTATCGGTAATGGTGCGATCCCATTCTTTCGGCACCAAATAACCGCCGTTGGAATCGTCCGATTTTTTCAAATCCGCACGGACTTCGCCGGATCGCATAAACGACACAGTTGCGTCAACCGCAGCCTGCGCTTCCTTATCCAGCTTACCGGCACCGCCGTTCATTTGAGAGGCCGCCATCTGTACGGCAAGGTCGTCGATAGAAGCGCGCAGACCGGCCATCTCAGCATCGGCTTTGGCGGCGGCGGCTTTAGCTTCTTCGCTACCTTGCTGCAAAGCGGCAATTTCTTTTTCTTTGCTGTCTTTAAATGCAGCAAAGGAATTGTTCAATTCTGCGAGCAACGCACCCACATCGGGCGCAGTATTGCCGGCATCGGCAAAGGCGGCAATCAAGCCGCGGGCAATCATTGATTTTTTCATACTTAACCTTTCATGGTCTGAATTAAATTTTGCAAGGCTTCCGCCGTCTTCAAATCGCCGCCAGCGCACGGCGTGACGGCAGGTTCGGCAGCGCGGGGCGTGCCGTGGAATAAATTGTTGAACACATCGCGGCGTTGGGCGCGACTGTATCCCTGTTGTGCGAGGCTGGATTCAATCAATGCCATCGCCTTCTTCTGCTCACTGTCGCCGGACTGTTCGATTTCCTTCACATCGATTTCGCCGTCGGCAAAACCATCCTCAAGGGCTTTTGACTTACCAATCCAACTTTCACGATCCATCATGCCGACGATTTCCGCTTTCGACAGTTTGGAACGCGCGGCATATAAATCAGCCATGGCATCATCAATCTGCGACAGCGTATCAATACTGCTTGCCAAGTCATGACGATTGCCAATAGCGAGACTCCACGCGTTATGTATCATTAAGAACGAGCCGTCACCCATCAGAATCTCGTCGCCCGCCATCGCAATCACAGAGGCGGCAGAGGCGGCAAGACCGACAATCTGAACCGTTACCTTTGCCGGATGTTGCGCCAACAGGTTGTAGATGGAGATACCCTCGAAGTAGTCACCGCCGGGGCTGTTGATGTTGACGATGACCTCCTTGTCGCCGATGGCACGCAGAGCGGCGGCAACGCGTTTTGCCGTTACCCCTTCGCTCCAAAAGCTCTCGCCGATTTGGTCGTACATCGTGATAACATTGTCGGTTTCGGTTTTTGCCTTAACCCCGCTGTCCCAACGGTTCGCCGCGTCAGGGCGCATATCGAAAGACAGCGATTTCGGCATAGCAGACAACGCACTAATCTGAGGCAGGTTTTTCAAGCTCATTATTCTTTCCTTGTTGCGCCTGCCTCAAAGTATCGGCAGACTTATCTGTTGATTTCGGCAGGTCGGAAATTTCGCGGACCTCGTTTTGAGTCATCCATGCGCCATGTCCGCCACTGCCTAAAGCTTTGGCAAAAAATTCCGCTTGATTTTCCAAGCTGCCGCGCAACAACGCACCGGCATTAAACTTGAATATCAAGCGGTCTTGTTCCGACGGCGTCAACAATGAACGGGTCAACGCCTGCTCCCACATCGTGAACCAAGGGAGAAGCCCATATTTCAGGAAAAACACCCCCAATTCACTGATACCGCTACCCCATGATGTGTCGTCCATCATCAGCAACGGGCGCGGCACACCAAACATCCGCGCAATTTCCTCAATTTGATGATTCCGGTTTTCAATATGCTGAGCGTCAGAAGCAGTATTGCCCCATTTCTCCGCTTTCAGCCCCTCTTCCAAAATCATAAAACGGCCGGCATTCGCTTTGCCGCTATACCGATTCTTCAACGATTCCTGAAGCTGGTTGTACGCCTTGTCGCTCAACGCCTTATCTGTCGCCAAGTACCCGCCGGCCATCACACCTTCCGAAAAAATACGGCTTGCCGCATCTTCCGCGTCAAAAGCAATACCCAAAGCACGCTTCGCCAACTTCACACGGCTCATACCCTCCAAGCCGTCGTCGGTCAAATCTCGCAGGTGCAATACATCAGACGCCTCAAAATCCAGCAAACAGCCGTCTTTTCGCGTAACCACATAATGCACGCTCCAATCGTCACGCTGCTTCACCTGTACAGACATAGGATGAATCGGCACAAGCTGGATGACCTGACCGCGCGAACGGATGATCCGCGCATACGCATTGCCATATTGCAAGACATGGCTTTGCAGCAGACTTTTGAACTCATAGGCCGTCTGAAACTTATTCGGCTGTCGTTTCAGCAGTTTCCAAACAGGATGCTCCGTAGCAGTCTCACGCCCGTCATCGTTATGCAACACATTCAAGGGCAACATACCGATACTTTGGCTGATTAACGTGACACACCGATACAGCGCGGCATTACACAAAGCCTTTCGCCCATCAATACCAACGCCACCGCCGATTTGACCGCTACGGATAAATTCCAACAACGCAGGGTCATTCAACCCCTCAAAAACTAAGCCGCCCGAGTCAGCACGCGGGCGGCTTTTGTTTTTGGATTTTTTCTCTTTCGCCATATCCTATCTCACAACATTCTGATTCCGCGTGTTTCATAAACCGATGCGCCTCTCGCAGTCGGATTCAGCGACAAAAGCGACACCGCATCAAACATTGCCATCAG